AATTAAATACATCGACAAGCCAAGCGAAGCTGTGCAACTGGCTGCTGTTCAACAAAATGGTTGGGTAATTCAATACATCAGCAAGCCAAGCGAAGCTGTGCAACTGGCTGCTGTTCAACAAAATGGTCGTGCAATTAAATACATCGACAAGCCAAGCGAAGCTGTGCAACTGGCTGTTGTTCAACAAAATGGTTATGCAATTTACCACATCAGCAATCCAAGCGAAGCTGTGCAACTGGCTGCTGTTCAACGAAATAGTTGTGCAATTGAATACATCGGAAATCCAAGCGAAGCTGTGCAACTGGCTGCTGTTCGACAATATTGTTATGCAATTCAATACATCGACAAGCCAAGCGAAGCTGTGCAACTGGCTGCTGTTCAACAAGATTGTTATGCAATTCAATACATCGACAAGCCAAGCGAAGCTGTGCAACTGGCTGCTGTTCAACAAGATGGTCGTGCAATTAAATACATCGACAAACCAAGCGAAGCTGTGCAAATGGCTGCTGTTCAACAATATGGTCGTCCAATTAAATACATAAGGAAAAGATAATATTATGATTGTAATTATAGGCGATGTTCATGGAAAATGGAATGAGTATAGTAAAATACTCAATAAATATCCAAATGAAATAAGTATTCAAATCGGCGACTGTGGTGTTGGCTTCCCAAAATCACCAGAATTAATATTACCAAAAAATGCATTTTGGTTTAGAGGAAATCATGATAATCCTGATACTGCAAAAAATCACCCCAATCATTTAGGAGACTTCGGATCAAAAATTATTGACGGAATAAAGATTTTTTGGGTGGCTGGAAGTTGGAGCATTGATCAACAATTTAGAATTCCTGGATGGACTTGGTGGGAAGACGAAGAATTGTCAATCAGAGAACTTGAAACTGCGATGGAGCAATATCTAAAAGTCAAACCAGATGTCATGCTAACTCATGATACTGCTGGACCGTTTGCATCCAAAATATTGTCAAAATATTCAATTATGGGTGACGGACTTGTTTATCCTACGAGAACTGGTCAAGCATTATCTGCTATGTTTGAAGCTTATCAACCAAAACTTTGGGTTTGCGGTCATTATCATGCTTCTGTTACTGAAATTATCAAAGGAACAAAATTTATTTGCTTAAACGAATTAGAATCACTGGAACTTACAAATGTTTAAGAGTTTTACATTTATTTCCGTGAAATCTTGTATAACTTGAACAATATATTGTATTATTGCAATGTTCACAAATTTTGGCATTTTTTATTTCTATTGCTTTTAATTATTAAAAATTATTAATGAATTGGAGTAGTATGAACTTACAATCATTTGAAATTATTAAAAAAAGCTATTATAATGATAATATTTCTTTAATTTTATCCATTGAAGAAATTAATACTCTTTGTGCGGCAGTAAATGAAGATCCGAGTTTATTAGCATGGATTTATAATTCCAATGATGATATTCAAATTGCAGCAATTAATTCAACATCAACAAAGGATTATAAAGATGGAAGAATTCTTCAAGTTATTAAAAATCCGTCTGAAAAAGTTCAATTGATTGCTGTCCAAAAAGATGGAGAATGTATTCGTTATTTGAGGAATCCATCTGAAGCTGTTCAACTAGTAGCGATTAATCAAAATAAATTGGCAATTCGATATATTCGAGAACCATTCCAAAGTGTAAAAAATGCTGCAAAAATTTTTGTAGATAAATAATTATGAATTTTATATCTGAAGACGCATTACGTTATCGTGAATTAATGAAAGTATGGCACGATCAAACAGCGTATATCAATCTTTCTGGCATCAATGATCATCCAACATTTTATGAAATAATTGAGAATTACTCTTTTGAAGGAAAGAAACGATGATTAAGTACGTGGCAGGATTTTTGTTTGATGAAGAGCAGAACCATGTAGCGCTGATTCTTAAAAATCGTGGCCCTGCGGTGCTTGTCGGAAAGTGGAACGCTATCGGCGGCAAGCGGATAGACAATCACGACTTGGGCCTCCCTGACGAAAGCAGCGCAGCGGCGATGTGGCGCGAATTCGCAGAGGAAGCAGGTGTCTATATCGAGAATTGGGAACCATTTTTGATTCTCAAGGCGAGGGGGCCGAACCCTGAATGGCAAGTGGATTTCTTCCACGCTTTCAGCACTGAAAAACTCGCTCAAGTTAAGACAATGGAGCAAGAACAAGTGATGGTTTGGCACCTCGATGAGCTACCGGCTATTGTTCCTAATCTTAGTTGGATCATCCCAATGGCTCTAAACCACAAAAATGAGCATGTTTGGGTGTACGAAGTGATCGAAAAGGAAACTTTTGCAGCGTAAGGAATCAAGTATATAAGTACCAAATCCCAAAAATAAATTATAGATCAAAGTGAAATACTAGAAATTTGGTATATTTGAGGTAAAAATAATAATTACTTATAATTAAAAATTTAGGTTGAAAATCATTCCAAACTTTGTTATATGTAATTTACTGGAGAAAATTATGAGCAGATCAAAGAAAAAAGACGTTTTCAGCAAAGTGGCGGCTGTGAAATCAAACGCCCGTGATAGAATAGGTATGCCAAAGTCCTCTTTTGTCATTACTCCCAAAAGTGAAAAACCTGCTCGTTATAAGCCATCACTGAGAGATTTGCTGCGTGATGATTATGAAAATGAAGATAATAAATGAATCTAATTTATATAGTATTTGCGATTTTAATACTTATCAAATTGCCATTTGAAATCATTTCTTTTCGTCGTGATAAAAATGATAAGTTATTCAGAACAAAAATTATAAATCATTGGATTACAACCATTGGGTTAATATTAGCTATGTTTATATTAACATTTCTTTAGGAAAGACAAAAATGATATTTTTTCTCACAGTTTATTTGATGGTTGGTGCAGGAATATCTGCGACTATTTTAGATGGAGTCATTGATTATTTAATTAATCTTGACTCAACAAAGTATACAAATAATTTTTCATTGAAATTATTTGTAGTTAGTTTAATTGTATTTTTTTGGCCAATTATTTTTATGTCTGGGAGAAATTAAATGCATTATATTCTTGCAAAATGTTGGAATAATCATACATGGGAAGGCAGAACAACTTCTCTGGAAAAATCAACATCTTTTAATAATCGAGGCGAACTAGAAAAGATGGTTCCTAGATTATGCCCAGAATGTGGCAACGCATGTTATAATTATATTCTGGAATATAATGATCCATCATTTATTATTAATAAATTTAATGTTAGGACATTTGCTGGTGTTTTACATACAGATATTCAGGCCTTAAAAAATTATCCCAGTGATGAAATTTTGCGTGTTCTATATTCTGAAAATTTTGTAATTACAAAAACAGAAGGAAGTTATCCAACCAAAATCTATTTAGAAAATAATAAAAAGCAAACTGCAATGATTGAATCTGAATATAGAAAAAAAATTGGAAAATTATATTTGGCTACACCAATAAATGATCCAATTATTAAAAAAATAAAAGCATCAGTAAAACTTGAAAACCAAAAAATAATAAAAACTAAAATTAAAATTACATCGATGCCAGATGTTATTGGCACTGATTTAAAAATTGGAGATTGGGTTGCATTCGTTAAACACAACACTATTAATGTTGCAAAAATTATAAAATTCAATGAAAAGACTCTTGGATTAAAAGATAAAAAAGGGCGCACATATTCTGCATATTCTCACAATTCATCTTTGTTAAACGAACAACAACTTTTAGTTTTTCTATTATCTAATTAAATTTAACCGACAGCAGAGAAGCTGTATTGAAAGGTATTATGCGAAAATTATTTACAATTATTATGTTGGCTATTGTATCATATGGAGTTATGGGATGTTCTGTTGCTACACCAGATGCTGGGCATCAAGCAGTATGGATGGAAAAACCAATGTTTTTGGTCATGGCGGAGTTGATGCAAATCCAGTGCAAGCTGGGCGTGAATATGGTGCTTTTACGAGCGATGCTATTGATGTAAATATGCTACCTCAGCGAATGGATATGGAATTTGACGACATGATGACCAAGAGTGGTGTTCCAGTGAATTTTCATGTGGTCGCAACATTTACTATTATTGATTCTGTAAAGCTTGTAAGCCATTATGGTGCTGACAGGGAATGGCTATCTTGGCAATGTCCAAAAGCTGGAGAGAGTTGCAATGGAGAGCCAGAAGGCTGGGGTTTCTGGGATCGAAACATCGATCAGCCTCTTCGTACTGCTGTTCGTGATTCAGTGAAGAAACGCGATATGCAAGAAATGGCAATTTCACAAACTGCGGCAGATGTAGTTGGAGTTGAAATTTCAGCAGCAGCTATTAAAATTGTTCAGCAAACTGGAGTTCCAATTCTATTCTCTGCCATTAATGTTGGTCGTGTAAATCCTCCTGATGCTATTAAAAATTAACGAATTGAAACTGCTGCTCAGGAGCAGAGAGCAATTACTGAACAACAAACTAAGCTTGCTGAAGATCAACGAAAAGCAGCAGAGCAAAGTAGAGCCAGCGCAGACAACGCTTACAGGAAAGATATGGAGTTGTCACCAGATCAATTTTTACAACTGGAACGTATTAAGATGCAGCGCGATGTTTGCTCACATGGAACAACTTGCACATTTTTCATTAGCGGCGGGCCAAATCCAGTGATCGATGTTGGCAGAAAGTAATTAAAAATAACCAAAAAAATCCCAGCCAAATGGCTGGGATTTTTTTGGTTATTGAAAATTTTCCTGCTTTATCCTTTTCATAAATTTTCTACCAAAAGTAATATCTTTAGCTAAAAAATGGTATATTCAACAAAATAAAGAACTTATTTTCTTATTGACAAATAAATTTATTTAGGATATTCTTTATATATGGATGAAAAAGCACAACTGGCTGCTGTTCAACGAAATGGTTGGGCAATTCAATTCATCAGAAATCCAAGCGAAACTGTGCAACTGGCTGCTGTTCAACAAGATGGTCATGCAATTGAATTTATCGACAATCCAACAATTAATGTCAAATTAATGGCTAAATTGCTGTCTTAACATATTCAAAACAAAGCACTTATTTTCTTATTGACAAATCACCTAAAGTTTAGTATACTTATTTTAGTGGAGAAAACTATGACCAAGATGAATCAAAATGCGCTGGCAGTAATGGAGACTCTTGAAAATGCAGGGTACGATGCCTTTTTATGCGGGGGCGCGGTCAGAGATTTGCTTCTTGGCTTGACTCCACACGATTGGGATGTAACTACTTCTGCCCCTGCTGAAGTCGTGGATTCTCTCTTTCCCAATACAAAGATGGTGGGAGAAAATTTTGGCGTTTCTCTTGTTGAATACAATGGAGAAACATTTGAAGTTGCGCGATTCCGTCGTGATGGAGATTATAGCGATAATCGCCGCCCAGATTTTGTGGACTTCACTTTGTCTGCTGAAGAAGATGTTGCTAGAAGAGATTTTACCATGAATGCTTTGCTCATGGATCGAAACGGAAATGTTTACGATTTTGTTGGTGGACAGACTGATTTGCAGAATGGTTTGCTCCGGGCTGTTGGAAATCCTGAAACTCGTTTCACTGAAGATGCATTGCGTTTACTTCGAGCTGTCCGTTTCGCAGCGCGATTTAATCTTCGATTTGATCGGGAAACTCATGAAGCAATAGAAAAGAGGGCTTTTTCTGTTGAAACTCTTCCGCCTGATCGTGTTAGCGGAGAACTTGTCAAGATGCTGACTGGTGGCAATGTCAATGTTGCTTTCAAGCTTATGGACAACACTGGATTGCTTCAGCATGTTTTGCCTGAAGTCAATGCAATGCGTGGTGTGGATCAAAATAGCAAATTTCATCCAGAAGGAGATGTTTTTCAGCATACTCTGCTCATGCTGTCTAAGCTTCCTGCGAATTGCAGCGTCACTCTTGCCTTGTCTGTCCTTCTTCATGATGTGGCAAAACCAACAACTGCTGTTCGTAACGTAAAGACTGGTGAAAATCAGTTTTTTGGCCACGAAACAGTCGGTGCTGAAATGGCTGCAAAGATGCTTCGCAATCTTCGATTTTCAAATGAAGTTGTAGATGCTGTTAGCAGCCTTGTTTCTCAGCACATGAAGTTTTTCAACGTAACGAAGATGAATGATTCCAAGTTGAAGAGATTCGTTCGTCAGGAAAATTTCAGCGAATTGCTTGAACTGAATCGTCTTGATAGTCTTTGCAGTAATGGTGATCTCACTGATTTCAATTTTGCTGTTGATTTTCTTGCAAGTGTCACTGAAGAGTCTTTGAATCCTGTTCGTCTGCTTACTGGAAACGATTTGCAGGCAATGGGGTTGAAGCCTGGCCCGATGTTTAAGACTTTGCTTACTGCACTCGAAAATGCGCAGCTTGACGGGCGTGTAACAACTCGTGACGAAGCTGTATTTTTCGTTGAATCTTTGACTGGCGGAGACAGGTAAATCCTGTCTCCGCTTTATTTTGGAGGAATAATGCTAATTAAAACCAATAAAGATTATTCATACTTCTTGAATGTGTACCAAAACAAGACTGGAAAACATCCCACGTTTGTTGAGAGAACTGAAGCATTTTTCTGTGCAAAGGACGGGACTTTGCCAAATTGGATGTGGTGGTAATATATGAGCCATCACTTACGTTGAGTTCAAAACAGTTAAAAGGAGAAACAATGCTTTATCTTGTAATAATTTATGTATTCATCGGTTTTACTGTGGCTGGACTAGCAACTGATTTGACTATTAAAACTACGTTGGATCAAAAGCCTGAACTGACAGAATTAGTTCAAAAATCCATTTTTATATATAGATCAGTTTTAATTTTGTTTTTTGTAGTTGGTTGGGGGCCAATTCTCATTACATATTTTATTAAAAATAAACAATAATTTGGGATATCATTGACTTTCACGATAAATACTGATACACTGTTAGTATGAGGTGGAAAATGAATTGGATTGACGCTATTACCATTGAAAGCAATAAAAAAATTCGAGAAGCTGGCAAGCATGTTGTGGTAATTCCTGCTCAAAATGTCTCTGCTCCAATCGATACATTCGATGTATTTGACGGAAATACCTGCCAATTTATTGCCACTAATGTTTCAGAAAAGACCGCAAGCGAATTTGCATTAATTTGGAATGGATTGATTGATAATGGAGAAAGTGTGGAAAATATTAGTCGAATCAATTTGGGATGGCTGACTGGAGTGAAGTAAATGTATATTCCAGAAGAGATGTTTGCAATTCGTTCACACGCTCCAAACCGAAAATTTGAAATTTTTGGCACAATAGTTTGTTTAACTTCTTCTTCTGAAATAGGTAGTATAATTGAAACTTTTAAATTTTCATCTAATCAAGAAGCTAAAGATGCAGTACTTTTGGTGAAATTATCAACATGAAAATTGATCTACAAGACGATTGTGATTTTCACAATATTGATTTTCATATCGGTAACGCTTGGAGAAGAAAGTTTTCTGTTGACTTATATAGAAGTTTTTGGTGTGTTAAAGTAACACATATTTCACGAACATTCCTTGCAACTAATTCGTATGTAAAATGTTCTTCAAAACAAGAAGCAACATTATTGGCATTAGAATGCTCTTTATCAGAATAGAAAGGTAATATGGAGAAGAAAGTAACGAAAGATTTCTCATCAACAAAAGAAGCATTGGATTTTATCACTGCTCTGGAAAACCAAAAAATTAATGGTTTACTAAATTGTTTCTTGAACAAGGACAAAACATATAATTGGCTTGTAACATATATCCCAAAAACAACAGTAAAGGAAAAGAAAAATGAAGATCGAAAGATTGCTTGAAGTTCCAACTGGCCATATTTGTATTGCTCAAGGTAGTGAAGGGAAAATTGAATTTTTATCTCTCGGAGATTATGGGCAAGATGTAAATTTGAATCAACACAAAGCTGTTGCTCACCAAGAAATTATGCCTTTAACAGAAAAATGGGTAATTACAGTGTCAACGCAATTTGGGTGCAGTATGGGATGTAGTTTTTGCGATTGCCCCAAAGTTGGACCTGGAAAGAATGCGTCTTTTTACGATCTCACTGGTCAAATTTTGTGTGCGCTAAAACTTCATCCAGAAATTACTGGCACAAAGAGATTGAATGTTCACTTCGCCAGAATGGGAGAACCTACTTGGAATCCTAACGTCCTTGATTGTGGAAAGTGGCTCCATACTCACATGAACGACACTTTTCATATTCATCCAGTAGTGTCAACAATGATGCCGCGTAGGAATATCTGGTTGAAGACATTCATCCACAACTGGATGAGGATGAAGAACCGTTTGTACAACGGAAATGCAGGACTTCAACTGTCGATCAACTCAACGAGTAAGAGTGAGCGCGACAAGATGTTTCATAACAACGCTTGCACGTTTGAAGAGATCGCAAGGATTATGGAAGGAATTATTCCTGTAGGAAGAAAGATCACTCTCAATTTCGCTGTTGCCGGTTACGAGATTGATCCAACCGTGCTATTGAACTACTTCGATCCATCGCTTTACGTGTGCAAGCTAACTCCGATGCATAAGACGCACACTGCTCTTGATAACGGGATTCAAACGGAAGGTGATTACACTGACTTCCATCCGTACATCCACCACGAGGATGCTTTGAAGAAGGCAGGGTATGATGTGCTCACTTTCATCGCTTCCGTAGAAGAGGATTTAGGTAGGATCACTTGTGGAAATGCCATTTTAAGTGGAACGCTTCCGCTGGTTGATTATAAAGAGACTTATTTATGAGTAACTTTGATAAACTGAAGAAACAATTAGATAAAGCAGAGGAAAATGCTTCTATTAAACGTGAAGAATTTTATGGTTTAATCACAGAAGTATTGTCTGTATTTAATTTGAATAATGATCATTACGACGATGTATGGTCAAATGAAACTCATGTAATTGTGAACTATAGCTGGAGGGCTGCTGGATGTAACTGCTCAGATTCTATTACTCTCCCAAAGTCAATTTTTGATGCTGCTGATCCTGTTGCCGTCGCAAAAATTTATAAAAATGATCTTGATAATAGCAAGAAAAAGTCTGAACGTTCAATAAAATTAGAAGAATTTAATGCTTTAAAGAAAGAACTTGGTGTAAAAATAATGAAAGCAACTCATCCAATACAACCATTAGTTAGCGACAAAGTTGGAACAACCAGATTTAAAGAAAATGCTATTGTTAGCTATCTTATTGACATTGCAACACAAAAAGGCATAGCAGACATGAATTCTCTGGCTATTATGAATTTCTCAAATGAAGATCGTGAGCAATTTGCTCAACTGATTGGATATTCATTGGACGGATTTGGTGAATTATCATATGTAAGTGATGAGACATATGATTTGGCTGCAAAGCAAAAAGTTTTTAAGGAATAAATACAAGTGTTAAATAACGCTCGTGAAAGGACAGTATAAAATCAACGGACAACACACCGGTTCAACTCCGGTCAGGTCCACCAAATTTATGATTCAATGTTTTATTTGGGCCTGTCATGGTATCGATTGACGTGTGGTTGGACTACTGACGAGCCGACTGGTGTGGCCATCGTAAATGGACACATAAACAATAATTGCTACCTCTGGTATCAATGGCAGTGCAAAGATTTTCACGTATTCTGTGAATCTCCGCAACACTGAGCTAGTAAACGCCTAATAAGCTTTACTCCGAGGAGTTGTTCCGTCCTTGTAAAAGAAACGGAACTATAAAATTTCCTTTAACAACTCAGTAGATCACTGCATATAGGACAATTTTATTTTGCATCTAGAAAATAATGTAGATATTTCATTCTTATAGATAAGTTATCATCATGAAAAAATTAATATATAAAATTCGTTTTGATCTTGGTTTCCTTTATCCATATGTTGTATATAACTTTTTAGAAGGAACCACTATGGTTGATGACTTTCCTGAGCATGTGGAACATATAGAATTTTTTAAAACTGAGCAAGAAGCCAAAGATTTTATTCTAATAGAAAAGTTGGCAGCATGAAAATAATATATACAATCGTCCCTCCATTTGAAGAAGAAATGAAATGGATGGTTATGAAAAGATGGATATCATCACAGGATGCATGTGTAGATTATAAAATACCAAGATTTTACAGATTTGAATCTGAGCAAGAAGCTGAAAATTTCATTTTATTAGAAAAGTTAGCATCATGAAATACTCATATCGTATAGATCATATTAAATATAGAACAATCTTTCAATGGTCAGTTAGAAAATATTCAAATTATTCTCATCCAAACAATAACAATTCGTGGGCGTGGAATTTATTATCAGAAAGTTTTTATTTTGAAACTGAGCAAGAAGCCAAAGATTTTGTTCTAATAGAGAAATTATCATCATGAAAATAACATATGAGCTACTTGAATTAGATAATGGATGGGGAGTAGCTGCGCGGCAGCAAAAAACTCCGCAAGATGCATTTCTTCGTCAAGAGGCAAGAACAAATATGTTTTGGTTTTCAAATAGAAAAGAAGCAGAAGATTTCATTTTAATAGAAAAGTTGGCAGAATGAAAAAATATACAATCATCCCTCCACAGGAATACAATGATAAATGGATAGTCCGGGAAAGACTATATGTTGGAGATACTGAATGTGTGATTAATACCATTGAACTTAAAATTCCTAAAGTTTATATATTTGATTCTAAGAAAGAAGCAGAAGATTTCATTTTAATAGAAAAATTATCATCATGAAACGAAAATATAATCTTTATCATCTTACAAAATGGTATGTAGAAGTATGGGCTGAAAGTTTATGCCCTCTTTTATATTCATTTGATTCTAAGAAAGAAGCAGAAGATTTCATTTTAATAGAAAAATTATCATCATGAAACTAAGAAAGAGGCAGAAAAATTATGTCAATGAAAATTTTATGCACGCCAACAAAATCAGCGAGTGATTTTGGAGAATATAATCCAATCAGAAAATGGAAAATTGAACCAAAAATTTATGAACCAGAAAAATTTCTTTACAAAACATGGTTTGAATTAAATAGCGAGGATACTAAAAGAAACTATGGTGTTTCATTCTTACTGGGAACATTATTTACAGCAGAATTCACCTCCAAAAAAGAAGCTGAAATTTTTTCAGTAATAGATAAACTCATAAGTTGATAAATACTAATATGAGATTCAATGAACTATTAACGGAATACAATTCAAGTCCATCAAATTTGATAAATTTAGCATCTCAAATAGATGCTAGGGTTGGAATTGAATTTGAAATGATAGTTCCAGGAATTTTGAAGAAACTTGTAAAAGAACGCGATAGTGATGCTGATGTTTATTGTACATCAATTGATCAAATTGTAGATTTCTTTGATCATGATCAAATAAATTCGCCTCATGATTTGCGATATTTACGAACTAGCCTTGAAACAAATTTTAGAGAATATCTTGAGAATAAAGCTGACAAAAACTGGGATAAAGAAGAAGATATTGTTCTTCATAAATATGCTGAAGAACAAACTGGAGAAGACGAAGAATGCGAGGAGTTATATAACGATCTTCTTCGTGGAAAAAGCAGAGAGTTTTTTAATATTAAAGAAGATTGGATTCAAGAGTGGATTCTAGATAATAAATATTCTCTGGAATCTGATTGGTTGGACGATGCTGGCTATGTAACTATGGAAGAAGTAAACAGAGAACATGATATTGACTGGCCATACTTTCTTGAAGTTAATTCAGGAGGAGATTTGGATTTAGATGATTTGGCTGATGAATTTGAATATGTAATTCAAAATAAAGTATCAGTCAATAATGAATATCATAATCAAACCAAAAGATTGGATAGTTGGTATCTAGAGCCTGATGAAAGTATTATTCCCAGCGGGAATGATTCAACTGGCTTGGAATTTGTATCTCCTCCAATGCCATTTTTAGAAATGGTAGTTTCTATTAACAAAATTATTTCATGGGCAACGAGCAATAACTATTATACTAATAAATCTACTGGACTGCATGTTAACGTAAGTATAAAAAATGGTAAATTGCTCAACATAGATTATGTCAAATTAGTTCTATTGCTTGGTGATAATTATATTCTAGATAAATTTGGCAGAGGAGCAAATAGCTACTGTAGACCAGCATTGGGAAAGATTAATGCTGCGATTAAGCTTCATCCAGAAATGATTAGAAATTATTTAATGCAAATGAAACAACAATTAAATAATTTTTCTATGAAACTTATAACAACTACAGACAAGTACACCAGCATCAATTTAAAAAGCGGTTATGTTGAATTTAGAAGTCCAGGCGGAAATTGGTTAAAAGAAGATATTACGGTGCTTCAATCAACCATTGCCAGATTTATTGTTGCATTAGATGCTGCATGTGATCCCACTAAATATCAAAAAGAATACGCAACAAAATTATATAAATTAATTCAAGGATCTACACCTACTGATGAAAACTCTGATACTATTTCATATTTTTCTCAGTACGCTGCTGGAAAATTAAGCAAAGAAGAATTAGTATCAATCATAAAACAAATACAATCTAATAGAAATTATACCAAATATAAACCTACAATAGAAAGTTGAAATACATGTCGCAAAAATTATCATCCACTAAAATCCAATATATGGATTTAGAAATGCAATGTTGGGAAGATGGAAATTGCCCCATAGATCAAACAAATCATATAATTCAAATTGGATTAGTTGAAGTTGATGCAACTGACCTAGTGATAATTCGTCAAGAAAATTATTATATCAGACCAAAAAATAAAAATTTTGATATTAGTAATTATTGTACAAATCTTACTGGTATTACCAAAGAAAAAATTATTTCAGAAGGACGAAGATTTTCGGATGTAATGCAGACGATAAAAAATGAATTCAGCCCCAGGAATAAAGTATCATATTCTTGGGGATCAGACAATGATGCAATCATAAGTCATTGTAAAGATTATAACTGTTATAATCCATGGCAAAATACAGGAATTTGGGATTTAGGAATTATATTTCAAAGTACATTCTTATTGAAACGAAAACTTGCTTTGGGAAAAGCATTGGAATTTTTAAATGTGCCTTTTAATGGCACTCCTCATAATGCTGTTTGGGATGCTGCTTCATTGGCTGATTTGCACATAGAAATGATGAAGAGATTGAGAGAGAAATAATGATAGAAGATATAGACAGTATTATTCCAATGGAAGCAACAACAGAAGAAGATGCATTTCTTTGGTATCTTAATGGAGAGTTGGCGGATAAAAAATGAAAATAGAATTATATCATTCCGAACTTGCTACTTTATTAAAAGCATTGAGTCCATTTACTAATCCACAAGAATGGGAAAGCGAAGAATTCGAGAATATTAATAATATTCTAAAAGAAAAAATTGCTGATCCTTTTATTAGAAGTTGTGCTTCTGGACACGCTAAAATTTTTTATCCTGGTGAATGGAATATTTCTACAATAATTGATACAGTACGAGAAAGAGAATATTTTAATATTTTGATTGTTGGTGATGAATATAAATATAACGAAATATATAATATCTGCAACTCAGTTGATAATCCACATATAAAAATCGCAAATAAAACAAGAAATTTTATTGATTTTTATTCAGGGCCAATGTGCCATTTTTTAAATTGTAAAGATGAAAATATTGAAAATAAAATACGAGGTACGAGATACGATTGTATGTTTTTATAATTGACATTATGAAAATTTATATGTATGATAAATTAAGAGGAATAAATGAATATTATATATAAAGAAATTGAATTTGATTATGGACATAGAGTTGCACTACATGAAACTTTTGACGGCAAGCCAGGAAAATGTAGTTCATGTCATGGCCACAGAGGGAAAGTGATTGCTTATCTTTCTGGAAAATTATTTGAGAGTGGCCCCCAAACTCAAATGATTTTTGATTATGGTTTTCTAAAAAATTTACTTGTTGAAAATATTGATGCTCATTGCGATCATGCTATGATATTGTCGTTTAAAGATGAAAAATTTATGGGAATGGCATATAGTGATCGATTGACTAAAGAAATTTATATAGATTGGCATAATAATATCAAAAAATCAATTAAAATTGATAGTTTTTGGTTTGGTCAAACAAATTTTGGAAAAACATATATCATAGCAGATTACCCAACAGCAGAATCTTTGGCCAAACATTTTTTTGAAATTTTAAGACCAAAAATTTTAGTTGCTACAAACAATCAAGCACGACTAGATTCTATAGTATTCAAAGAAACTCCTACTTCTGGCGCTGAATACAAAGGAAATTATGTGGATTAATCCAACAAATGTGACAGGTCCTATTGAATATCACTATGATCGTCGAGAGAAAATTCCTGAAGAACATAGATGCAAACAGTGCGATGGCCTTGGTATATATCGATGGCGACATAGTTGTTTTGTGACAGATGAAGGAGATTGGAAAGAATGTTGGTCTTGTAACGGAAGTGGAATAAAAACTGTACGTTTTTAGTTGGCATTTCATGTTTATCATGATACTATTACTTCAGTGAGTAAATAAACCACTCATAGATATGCATATAACGCCAAAATCCAGAGCATTTGCTCTGGATTTTCGACATTTGGTTGATTCTAAAGAACTTATTTTCTTATTGACAAATAAATTTATTTAGGATATTCTTTATATATGAATGAAAAAGCACAACTGGCTGCTGTTCAACAAAATGGTTATGCAATTCAATACATCGACAAGCCAAGCGAAGCTATGCAAATGGCTGCTGTTCAACAAAATGGTTGTGCAATTGAATACATCAGCAAGCCAAGCGAAGCTGTGCAAATGGCTGCTGTTCAACAAAATGGTCGGGCAATTTACTACATCGACAAGCCAAGCGAAGCTGTGCAACTGGCTGCTGTTCAACAAAATGGTTATGCAATTGAATACATCGACAAGCCAAGCGAAGCTGTGCAAATGGCTGCTGTTCAACAATATGGTCGTGCAATTGAATACATCAGCAAGCCAAGCGAAGCTGTGCAAATGGCTGCTGTTCAAGAAGATAGTTGGGCAATTTGCTACATCGACAAGCCAAGCGAAACTGTGCAAATGGCTGCTGTTCAACGAAATTATTGGGCAATTCAATTCATAAAAAGCCAACAATTAATGTCAAATTAATGGCTAAATTGCTGTCTTAAAATATTCAAAACAAAGCACTTATTTTCTTATTGACTTTACTCTTAACCTTTGATACAATATATTTATTGGAGAGTATATGACTGATATGACAGTTGCAAAGACGATTCTAGAACAGCTCGGCGGCCCTCGTTTTTTGGTAATGACTGGCGCTCGTGGTCTGGTTGGCTCCGAAAATTCTCTTAGTTTCAAAGTTCCAAATGCCGCAAAGAAGATTACACAAGTGATTATAACTATAATGCCTTCAGATACTTACAAGATGGAATTCATAAATTGCCGAATGGCGGCGCATGGGTTAAAACGTGAAATTATCAGTTCATTTGATGATGTTTATTGTGATCAACTTCAAAAAATCTTCACTGAAGAGACAGCTCTTTATACTCATATTTAAATTATACATATTATCATATATAATCCATCCATAAAGTAAACAAAAGCCCCATGAGATTGTCATGGGGCTTTCTGCTACGCCAAAATACCTTTTTAAGTCATTGATTCTAAAGACCCAAAAACAAGAAAAATGCCCTATAACCCGCTCTAAGCCCCTCAGACATGTCCAAGTGCCATATATCAAATAATATTGCTTAAAAGGCATTTTTAAGCTCTTTGTTTTGTGTTTGTTACAAATTGTTGATTGCAAAGCACTTATTTTCTTATTGACAAATAAATTTATTTAGGATATTCTTTATATATGAATGAAAAAGCACAACTGGCTGCTGTTCAACGAAATTATCGTGCAATTCAATACATCGACAAGCCAAGCGAAGCTGTGCAAATGGTTGCTGTTCAACAATATGGTCGTGCAATTTACTACATCGACAAGCCAAGCGAAGCTGTGCAACTGGCTGCTGTTCAACAAGATGGTCGTGCAATTCAACACATCGACAAGCCAAGCGAAGCTGTGCAAATGGCTGCTGTTCAAGAAACTAGTCGGGCAATTTGCTACATCGACAAGCCAAGCGAAACTGTGCAAATGGCTGCTGTTCAACGAGATAGTTGGGCAATTCAATTCATAAAAAAGCCAACAATTAATGTCAAATTAATGGCTAAATTGCTGTCTTAACATATTCAAAGCAAAGCACTTATTTTCTTATTGACAAATAAATTTATTTAGGATATTCTTTATATATGGATGAAAAAGCACAACTGGCTGCTGTTCGACAAGATGGTCGTGCAATTAAATACATCGACAAGCCAAGCGAAGCTGTGCAAATGGCTGCTGTTCGACAAGATGGTTGGGCAATTAAATACATCAGCAAGCCAAGCGAAGCTGTGCAAATGGCTGCTGTTCAACAATATGGTCGTGCAATTTACTACATCGACAAGCCAAGCGAAGCTGTGCAAATGGCTGCTGTTCAACAATATGGTCGTGCAATTTACTACATCGACAAGCCAAGCGAAGCTGTGCAACTGGCTGCTGTTCAACAAACTAGTCGTGCAATTCAATACATCGACAAGCCAAGCGAAGCTGTGCAAATGGCTGCTGTTCAACAATATGGTTGTGCAATTTACTACATCGACAAGCCAAGCGAAGCTGTGCAACTGGCTGCTGTTCAACAAGATGGTCGTGCAATTCAACACATCGACAAACCAAGCGAAGCTGTGCAACTGGCTGCTGTTCAAGAAGATGGTTGTGCAATTAAATACATCAGCAAGCCAAGCGAAGCTGTGCAAATGGCTGCTGTTCAACAAAATGGTTGTGCAATTGAATGCATAAAAAAGCCAACAATTAATGTCAAATTAATGGCTAAATTGCTGTCTTAACATATTCAAAGCAAAGCACTTATTTTCTTATTGACAAACAACCCAAACTTTGGTATTATCTTTATATGGAGGAACACATGACGACTTTTCTGATCAAAGAAATCAAGATTTTGGCAATTCTTACACTCGCTACCATTCTGTTTGCTGCGTTTACCTAAAATCTGAAAATTCTGAATTTTTAGGTTGACAAACACCACCAACTTTGTTATGATTAAAACACTGGAGAAAACAACGATGGCTACAGTAACAATCATGAATGGCTCGTGTAAAGGTCAACGAATCAAGAACCAAACTTTCCGTCTCATTCAAGGCTTTAAAATTGAGCACGGAATTGGTTTCGTAACTGTTGATGGCACATCACTTACTGGTCGGACTGCCGCTCGTGTCAAAGTTGGTCGTAATGATTTTGTGGTAAATGGAGAAGCATCTGGAAAGCGCGGCCGCAAGCCAAATGCAGTGAATGCAACAACTGGCAGCGTATCTATTGTTGATCGCCAGCTTGAAATTGAGCCTGAGCCAGAATCCACTGAGACTGATGAAGAAATTTTGACTCGCATCAGCAAACGTTTTGATATTCTCAACAAGATGACTCTTGGCGCACGTAATGGAGATATTCGCGCTCTCTTTGTTGTTGGCGCTCCTGGTGTTGGCAAAACGTACGGAGTCGAAAAGACTCTTGAAGACGCTGGCTTGATCGAAACATTTTCTGGAGAATCAAAAAAGTTTCAAATTATTTCTGGCGCAGCTAGTGCAGTTGGGTTGTATATGAAGCTTTATGAATTCCGTGAAGATAACAACGTTCTTGTTTTTGACGATTGTGATTCTATTTTCACAGACGAATTAATGCTGAATCTTATGAAAGCTGCTTTGGACACCTCTGCAAAGCGCATGATTCACTGGAATGTGGATTCAGTTTCTCTTCGCCGTGGCGATGTGCCGAATTCATTTGAATTCAAAGGAAGCGTGATCTTCATTTCAAACGTTAACTTCCGCAAGATTCGCTCTGAACGTATGCGCGGCCACATCACTGCCCTTGCTTCGAGAAGTCATTTTTTGGACTTGACTATCAGTACTGACCGCGAAAAGCTGCTTCGTATTGAAGACTTGGTTACTAACAAAGGAATGCTGAAGCAGTTTAAGCTTTCTGATAAAACTTCAGCAAAAGTTATGAAGTTCATTCGTGATCATGCCGCTGAGTTCAACGAATTATCTCTTCGCACCGTAATTAAACTTTCTGGATTAGCCCGAACTTTTGAAGATAATGACGAGTGGATGGATGTTGCTCGTATGAGTCTTATGGGAAATATAATCTAAAAACAAAAACAAAAAAGCAGAGATAAAAGTCTCTGCTTTTTGTGCATAGTATGTTGCACACTTCATTATTTATTCTAACAAATATAAATTTGACTTTATTTTTGATATCTGATACACTAATTTAGTGATGAATAAAAATAAATCCGATATCAGTTTTACAAATTCTTGGCTCTTAACAAAAGATGATGAAGTCGTACATCTTTTGTTTTTTAGGGCAGAAGATGGAGTAAATTGGTATGGAACATTTTCTGGAAAACCAGAAAATTTATCATTTGAATTAGACAACGGCGGCAATGGATTAAAACTGAGAGAAAGAATTATAAAATATGAAGAGCAAGGATTCAAGAGAAGTGTGAAATCTGTTCCCCAAAAATTAATCCTAAGAGCAAATATCGATTTACAAATTTACATAAAGCTGCTGTCATGAATAAAAAATTAATTTCACATTATGATCAAAAAATGATCAACAAGCATGAGAAGTTAAATGCTTTGCAGAATTATATATTTGTAACGAACAATGATAAACAAAAATCATGTGACGAACTTATGTTGGAAGAATTTGATCAGAAAAATTATGATATCATTTACATAAATAATCCAATAAAAGAATTACAACTCGCAGCTATTCAAAAAGATGTTTATGCAATTAACTATATTAGAAAACCATGCAAAGAAGCGAAACTATTAGCGAAGATAATGTCATGAATGAAAAAATAAAAGTGCTAAAAATATTTCCTGAAGCAAATGAGTATTTTTATAAACATAATAATAGAAATTATATTCTATCTGATCTATCTTCTGATTGTATGATTTTGGGGTCTGCGTCAGATACAGAAAACGCTCGGATAGATGCTTATAAGCAAATGCTCGTTAATCTTGAAGGGAAATTAACACAATGACAGAAGAAGCAAATCACGCAAAACAAAAAGTTTTGGAATATTATCCAGATGCCATAGAACATATTTGGGATGGTGCTGGGAATCCAGACGTGTATATTAGTACAAAATTTTGTCCAATTAGTTATTGGAATACTTCAGAAGAAAAAGCATGGATAGATGCTTGGTATGCAATTCAACAAAAAATAATAGAGAAATTATCTAAATGACTTCTGCATATTACAAAGAGCAAGTGCTAAAAATTTATCCAAACGCTAAAGCTTATGTAGGAAATAAAAATTCTGCTCAAGTTCTCATCTTTGATCAAGATAAAAATCCCCAAAATGGTTTGTGGACGTATTGCCCAGAATCAATATGGGAGGAAGGATGGAAATATATTCAAGAAAAAATTATGGAGAAATTATCTGAATGATTTCAGAAGCAGAAGAAGCAAAACAAAAAGTTCTCAAAATATATCCTGATGCACATGAATATAGATACTATGTAGCAATGGATAAATTGTCAGAAGACGTTTTAATTACATGTTATCTAAACAAATCTCTTGAAGGAAGATGGCAACCCAATTCTGAAAGGGCATGGATAGATACATGGAAAAGAATACAAGAAAAATTAATAAAGAAATTAGAGGAATAAATGAATACTTGGATATCGTCAGATGCACACATGTCACATTTTAGAATATGTGAATATTGTTCTCGTCCATTTCACGAAATAAATGAAATGAACGAATTTTTAATCAACGAATGGAATAGTGTAGTCGAACCTGAAGATCATGTTTATTATTTGGGTGATTTTGGTTTGGCTGGCCCCGAAAAATTAATGCCATATCGAGAAAGAATGAATGGAATTTGGAAACTATTTTTAGCAGGGAATCACGATAGAAATTCAATGGTTAAAATTCCGTCACTAGCAGAAACTATAATTAAATATTCGCCAACAAAACGATATGAAATTGAACTTGAAGGAATTCCATTTGTCATGAGTCATTGTCCAATTCCAAGAGATATCAAAGATGATAGAGTTTACTTATTTGGGCATACACATTCAACAATTGCAAAAGAAAATTCAAAAGTAAATAATATTAATATTGGCGTAGACGCTTGGAATTATAGTCCTGTTTCTATCACACAGTTAAAGGAAATTATTTAAGATTGCATAAATTCAGGAAATAAAAAAGCTGACCAAATTTGGTCAGCTTTTTTATGCGCCTTCATCAACTTTAAAAAAATTTGAAACTATATCAACATAATATCGACTAATAGCAAAATATTTTCCATGAATAGAAATTTCATTTCCTGATTCTAAAGCAGCAACCATATTTTCATTTTGAAATTCCCACTTATTCACAAATTCTTCTGCTCCCCACTCAGCTACTTTTTCTTTATTTGCCCTTATTTTGGCAGCATGAGAAGCATCCCATATATCCAATGATCTTGACAATATTTCATTACTTCCCACATCGGATATTAATTTGCTCCAAGTAAAATCAAATCCATTAATTGGAAATATTATATAAGGTCTGCCGAATCTTGAGATTTCAGCCAATGTGGATGAGCAAGATGCACTATTAGATCGCACAGCTTCATATCCAGACAAAGACAAAAGCAAATCCAATATACGCTGTTCATGAAAAGTTTGTCCTTTTGGCAATCTATTTTCTGGAGAATTAGCCATAAAAATTGGAGAAGGAGTAATTGAATAATCAACTCCGCGATATAAAAACATCTGTGCTTTTTTCATATCAGAAACAAATTGAGAACATTGAACGATTATCTTTCGACAACAAGCAATGACATCTTTTTCTGATAATTCTTTTATCTCATTAATTCTCATATTAGTATTTATTGCTTTTGAATAAATACTAATATAGCAATTGTAAATTTTTGGAGGAAAATGAATTTAACTGAATTGTTTGAACCAACTGATCTTCCACATAACAATGTTGTAGAATTTGTTCAAGAAAAATGCTCTAATATAATTGACACATATAACGACACTGAAAGATTATTATATCGTGGATTTAAAATTCCAATTGAAAAAGATGTTTTTATTTCAGAATCTCCAATAAAAAGAAAGCCAATAGACTCTTCAGAAATAGCATCTAAAATATTTGATATGGCATTGAAGCAAGATGGCATAAGAGCGTTGAGAAGTAATAGTATCTTTACAGTTGCTCATTTAGTGAGAGCAAATTCATACACCAGAGACACAAATCAAATTTTCGCCATATTTCCAATTAATGGATTTGATTATTGTTGGTCTGCATCAGAAGATGATATGGTAATAACAAATAATAGAATGCTAATATCATTGAAAATTGATTTCAATATAGATCCTACTATGACTGGCGGTAAAATGCGTGATGCTGCTGGGAAAAAATTAAAAAACGAAATTATTGAAAATAATAAAATAAAAGATGAATATTTGCAAAAAATACTTGATCGCTACGAACCTAGAAATTTTGATATCAAGACAGCAATTATGAAAAAGCATGAAGTTTGGATTCACGGATCATATGTTGCAATTAGACAAACTGAAGGAAAATTAATTTATCAAATTTTAGCATAACGCCTTCCTAATCCATCATACTGTTTATTGGAAATACCTTTGAGAATAGCTTGTGCTTCTGGACTTGCAGGAGTTAATAAAAATTTATTTAATTTCTTTCTGGCCACTTCAAAATCTGGAGCAAGTAAATTAAAATCATCATTTCTTACTAATGCAAAATTTCTTTCTTCAAACATAGATGAATATTGCTTTAAATTATTTTTAACTGAAGAATATGCTGTATTAAAATAATCCATATCTACTTGTCTATTTTTATCTTCTGGACTTGTAGTAGTCATTTGCCTAGATAAAATCCTTTCTTTTGCTATTTTTTCATCTACATCTACATACAGCATAAAAGTATTATAATAAGATGATTTCAAGTTTTCATTTAATTTTGAAATTGTATTTAAATTTCTTCCAGTAGTATTGAGTACCAATCCCAAATAATCATTTCTCCATACATGAAATCTTCTTTCAGTGGTGGCACCAGCATGTGGGTAATCTTGATTATTCATTGATGGTCGAATATTTTTCAATCGTAGCATAGTGCTATCAGCATTCAAAGATTTTAAGCCACGAGCTTCAAGTCCCAAATTTCTTTCTATAGTTGATTTTCCGCTACCCGGAGCGCCGACGACAAAAATAGCCTTGAAAACGTATGGATCATGAACGCCTTCATCTAATACGTCGAATTTTATTTCTTCTGGATTCATATTTGTATTTATTCCGTAAATGCTTTCATTAATATTTTTGATCCCATTATTTCATCACGTTGAATTCCAACATATTGACCATGAATTGAAATTTCTGTTTCTGCTGACATAGCTTCTACAAAATCTTCATTTGTAAATCCCCATTTTTCCACAAAAGCTCTAGCTGTTTGTTTGTTTAATGGAGTTTGAATTCTTCCACTCTCTTTAGTAAAGTCCATAAGCGATCTTTCCAAAGAAAAATCTCCGCCAATATCATGTATATTTTCGCACCACATATAATCAAAACCATTGATTGGAAATATAATATGCAAATTTCCCCATTTTGAGGCATTTTTTATATCTGAAGTGCATGGGACAGAATTAATACGCAAAGCCTTAAATCCAACTAGTTTGAATATTCTATCCAAAATATGTTGTGCTTTAGTACTCTGCCCTATAGGAACTCTATGTAATGGAGTGGTAGCCAAGTATACTACTGGAACTTTTTCTAGTTTATCAATACCTCTATACAAGAAATTTCCAGTTCTTCTCATTTCTCTTAAAAATTTAGAACAATTCTTTTCTATGAACTTAACGATTTTTTCATCTTTTTCTTCTTCGTGATTATTAAATCCGCCATAGCCAGCTGACCAAACATCAAGCTTGTCCTTCTTCATATCAATTTGTTTCATTAGTTCATTTAGGCGCATATATGTATTTATTGCTTGACATTAATTATTGAAATGTATATAATCATAATATGATTACTTCATCAAAAATGATAGATATCGAAACACTTTCTACTCAACCAAATGCTGCAATTCTTTCTATTTCAGCAGTTGCTTTTGATCCATTTGAAATAACCACTGACTTTTCTTTAAATCCTAAATTTGATGTGTTAATTGATTTAGAAAGTCAACCAAATAGAGAAATTTCTGAAGAGACACTTGAATGGTGGAGCAAGCAATCTCCTTTAACAAGAGATAAAATATTTGGAGATGAAAATAGAATTTCTCTTAAAGAAGCACTTGAACAATTAACTAAATTTGTTTGGAATACGACCAATAAGATTTGGGTTCAAGGAGTTTCTTTGGATATACCTGTTCTTGACCATGCATTTCATGAACAAAATATATCAGTTCCATGGGGATATCATCAAATTAGAGATTCTCGTACTTTACTTGATCTAGTATTTGTCGAGCAGCCATCAGTGTCTCATGATAGTATTGATGATTGCTATCGTCAAATCATAGGAGTACAAAGAGCATTACAAAAACTTGGAATTACACAATTTGTAAGGAAATAAAAACGGAGCCAATTGGCTCCGTTTTATGCTTGTTTTATTTCAAATTTAAATCTCTGGAAAACTTCAGGAAAATGTTCTTTCGATATTTTTAACATTTCTGCAAAATCAAAAGTCCCTTCTGCTAGAAAATTGCTATTACTTTTATGTCTAGAATCAATGCTTCTATCCCAAAATGATAATACAGTCCACCCATCTTTCTGATGAATTGAAGAAAGTCCTTCAGTTTCATAACCAATAGTTTTTGGGCATAAACCTGAATCAATTTCATATCCCCATGGATTTTTATCTACAAATTCATGCTCTTCAGTCGAATATCTTAATTTTCCATTAGCATCTGATGCTCTCATAAAATGGCCGTGATCTTTATAACATCCAAAATAAAATACTTTCATTGTCTCTTTTCCTTTGTTTCAGAAATTATAATGGGAATTATTTCTAAATTTTCATTATAGAAAATAATTCCATATTGGCATCCATTCTTTACTTTATTAAGCTGCATTATTCCCATAATTTTTCCTGATAACAATTCATGTTGATATTTATTAACATCAGCTAAATCATTAATGCTTCTATCTAAAAATTCTTTGGCATCCCAATTACTATATTTCAGTGGGCCGCCAGGATGAGTATGAATATTTCCAAAATATTTATAAGGAGATCCTTCTTCCAATTCAATTTCTGGGCATTCATAGGATATGGATATTTCCTCTTTATTATTAATTCTTTTTGATACACTCATATCATAAAAAGCACATATATTTAAACGATTTCCTATTTGTTTTCCCAGCACTGCTTGAATATGTTCTTTTGGATAAAAGTTTAACGCCGCTTTTTTAAATTTATCTATGATTGATTTATGGATAACTATTTCGGTTATTGGCATAATCCTCTACATTACTTTTTCCATTCAATTCCATCTTCATCATAATAATATCCTGATGCATAACTATTTATAGAAAAACCAAAAGACTTTAATAATTTTTGACTTGGATAATTTGTCATTCGTGTATGAGCAAATAATGTAGTTATTCCCATTTTAGTTAAATCTTCTATATTGTAAGTTAACAATTTTTTTGCATTTCCTTTTCCTTGATACTTTGAGAGTATAGCAATACTTGCCAAATATGCTATTCCAGAAATTCTATTTATATCCCAAACAATATAACCTATAATTTTATTATTTTCAGACATAAAATATACTTCAATGGTATCTGAAAAATAAGATAACCAATCTTTTTTGGACCATGCATCCTTCAAAAAACAAACCTTATCCAATTTGGCTAAGGTTTTTGCTGTTTTTTCGTTAAGCAGAGGCGAGGAAATCATTTTTCTCCTTAACAAGATTCATAGCCATATCTAATTGTTTTGGATACTGCACATAAAAACTATTAAATAAATTATCATAATTTGGTTCAGTTACAACTTTTCCATCTTGTTGATAATCTCTGCACTTTACTACTTCTTTCTTCTTCAAATCTAGAATTAAATTTGCTCGTTTGAGATCAGTTAAACGCATATTGCGAACTATTGCAACACTCTCTTCTTTCAATTCGCTATTATAACTTCTCTTTAAATATGTAGCAGTTAAAAACATTTGTTTCTCCTTATTGATTATCTTTTTGAAATAATTCTATTAATACTGCTGAAATTAATATTTCAGCATCAGCGACGAGTGGAATCTGAACTAAACCTTTCCTAATTTTTAGAATTGCAGAATCTTTTTCTTGATCAGTTGTCCCAAATAAATCTAAATTATCGTATAAAAATCTAAAAAAATCTTCTAATTCTTCTACTCGTATTTGATTACAAATCAATTGCCTTGCTTCTCTAATTTTTCCTGCTTTAAATAATTCTATTGCGTCAATTTTATAATCTTTAGTATTAGTACTACTGTCATCGTCTGCTATAAGTTTATTATTGATACTATTTAATTGGCAAGTCCCAATGGCTTTTCTCATGTCGGGCCAATATTTTTTAACATAATCATCTAGAACATCTAATTCAAATTCAACATTCTCATTCATCAAAATTTCAGCTATTTTTACAGTGAATTCTGTAACATCCATCTTATTAATTTTTAATGATTGTGTTCTTGAATGAATTGCTGGAAGAATTTTATGGGGATAATTACACGTTAAAATGAATCTACTCGTAGAAGAATATTGTTCCATGATTCCACGCAAAGCTGGCTGAGCATAAAGCTGATTCAACCCATCTGCCTCATCCAAAACAACAATTCTCATTTTTCCAAAAGGAATTGTACTTACAAATGAAGTGATTCTATCTCTCATGGTATCAATATTTCTTTCTCGACTTGCATTGATCCATAATACATCATAAGGATCAATATTCAATTCGTTAATGAGAACATAAGCAATTGTACTTTTTCCAGTTCCAGCAGGACCGCTCGCCAAAATATGCGGAATATCTTGGTCTTTGACCCATTTTTCTATTTGTAATTTTTGTTGCGCATTACTGAAAACATATTCAGATAATGTTTTCGGCCTATATTTCTCAACCCACAAACTATTTTCAATATTCATAATTAAATTGTATCAAAATGTTCAATACAAATCAAGCTTTTTCTATACCTGGATCGCTATTTCTTATTCCCAAAATACATTTTGGGTCTACTCTTCGGACTGTAATATTTAAATCTTCTATATCAATTCCCCTAGACCATCTACCATGCTCAATTAAAATCCACTGTTCTGAAACGATATCTTTTTGATCTGGGCCAACTGCATATACTTTTGCCCAACGAGGATGGATTCCTCGTTCTTTCTTATCGTCATCTAAAATAATAATGCCAGCCGAAGTGACAGTTTCTCCAAAATACATATCATAAACCAATACATCTTTATGCAATGGTATGAGTTGTTTGGCTGAAATTACTGGACGGATTTCTTCCTGTTTCATTTCTATATCCATTACTATTCTCCTTTAGACTTTTTCAATTTGGTAGTTTGTTTTTCATCCACTTTTTCGGTAACTGTTACTGGAGAAAGGGATGGAACCACAGCTTTTAATTTAGCTGGCTCATTAACTATAATATTTTTCAATTCAAGTTTGGTTGATGTTCTTGCTCTTACATTTTTAATTAGAGTAGCTTTTTTCTGAGAAGTTTTCAAACCTTCCATGTCTAATTTTTTACCTGTTGCTGTAATTGTATATTGTGTCATTGTTTTCTCCTAATTTCTTAAAAATTCATTTATGTCCAATTGATAATACAAACTATCAACTTTGTGTATGTCGAGGAGAAAAAGACAATAGCTACTACAACTTGATCCGCGCCCCACTCCCCAAACTATATTATTTTCTTTAGCCACATCTCTTAAATATTTTAAATAACGAAGCAGATTAATTAAATTAAACTTCTTATATAAATTTAATTCCAATTCAACTCGCTCTTTTTCATTTGTATTTTTACATTTATCTAATAAATATTTTTCAATATCTAATTTTTTATATTCGTTAGGCATCAACCAATTACTTTGCAAAGTTGCAATATATTCTTCTTTAGATACAGAGTTATCTTTACTATCCCAATTATTTGTTTTTGGCATTGGTATGAAAGTATCTTGCTCAGCTTTAGAATATTGGTCATAGTCAATAATAAACACGTTGCTATAATCCAAAGCAGGATTTTTTCTAAGAGCTTCTATTATTTCCTCCTGAAAAAATCCCATTCTGCCATATGAGTCAGTTATCATTATTTTTCCTCTGGATCATCTGATTTTATATCTTTCCCGCCTTCTAAAATAAAAATTGATGGAATTTTTCTATCAGCAGGAAAAACAATTTCAGTGCCATCTTCATCCACTTTCCATGCCAAATCCAAGTCTTTCCAAGTAATATTATTCTCTTCTAAAATACTATTAGTCGATATGTCAGATCTATCCCACCACTGTTCTTTATCATTTTCTAAATTATCAAAATCACTGAAATCATCTATAGTATATATTATATTATCTGAGTCTTTACTGCTAATTGTTATAGTATCTACTTCAAATTTACCTTCAGTAATTGCTGTGATTTTATGAAACAATATAAAACCAATTACTTGATCATATGGGTCTTCAGGAAGAATTATAAAATGATTGTTTCCTAATAGTTGCTTAATAGCCAATAAATTTGGATTTTTATAATTAATAAAAATACTATTATTAAATATTTCTTTGATTAAAAATAAAATTCGTTGAAATGCAACATTTTGCTCATAACTATCGTCTGTGGCAGTAATTACATTAATCTGCAAATTAAATGTATTTGGAAACATTTTTCTTTCGTCTATGACAATGGCAACAAAATCAATATCATAACTTAGTTTAACATTCATTATATCATCCTATATTAATGGGACTATCTTCATTATTTTCAATATTTTTATTGCGTTTTTTAAAATGTTCTGTTAATTTTTTATCTAATCTAAGTTCTTGTTCATATTTATACTGCTCTAAGATATCCCTGGCTTGCATAGATAAATTCATATTAGTTGAATATAATATTCTTTGCAATTTTACGATTTTTTGTTCCAATTCTTCATCGTTTAATTTTTCAAATTCTTTATTAATCATTTTTACCTCCCTATTTTCTATCAGTTGACCCAAAGCCGCCTGAACCACGACTACTTTCTTCTAAAGATTCAACTTCTATAACTTCGCCACAATGAATTGCAGGAATTGGAATTAATTGAGCAAGTTTGCAAGGTAACTGAATATCTGGCATATCTTTATTAACCTTTCTCAAAGCCACAATTATATTTCCTACATAAGAACGATCAATTATACCAAGTTCATTAGCAAAAGTATAGCCAGTTTTTGACATGGAACTTCTTGGTGCCATCATTAGCCAATATCCATATGATATTTGTGCTTTTATACCAGTATCATAATATTCAACATCACCCAGTTGTTTAATTTTTGAAAGCAATGTTAAATCATATCCAGAATCGCTTGGATTGGCTTTTGATGGCAAAATTGCATCTTGACAAGTTTTGACACATTTAAATTGAATATTATTACTATGAGTTCCTGAACCGCTCAATCCAGGGACCCATAATTTCCATTGAAAATAAAGTTCATATTTTCTTTCTAAATAATAGTTTGCATTATCATACATTTTCCCCAAAACATCTAATGCATTGTTTCCATCCCATTCCAATATTGATCTTTTTGCAGCATTCCTTCCAGGAATATTTATAAATGAAAATATATCTTCCCTAAATTTTGGAGAGCTTGAAGCTATATTAATTGTGGGATAAGAAAATCCATGAGATTGTTTATTCCATGGTCTATTTACAGAACCATCCCCATCAAACACTCCTCGTATAAATGCCCAACCCAAAAAATTATTATAATAAATACTTTTGGGAAATTGAACTGTAAATGATTTTGCTCCAGGAGGAATTTCTAAATGTTTGCAAATATCTTTAACAATTTTTCCAGAGCAAAATCTAAATGTTTTCATAGGACGTGATTTATGTAATTTGGCAGCAAAATTTATTCCTAATATTTTATTAAAAGAATTAAATATTTTAGTATCTTTATTATGAATTTCAATAGCTATTTCTCCATTTTTATTAATAGCTCCATAACTTGCAATCCATCCCAATAGATACGCTTTCCCTTCTGAATCAATTTCATTAAAAAAATTATCATCTAATAAATATTTGCAATTTGGATTGTTTCTTCCAGAATGTTTTAATTGCCTTGAACAATTCAAGCATATATCTTTTCCATTATTATTCTCTCGGCAAATCATCCCAGTTCTATAATCTGATTTATAAATATTTTTACATTTTTCGCTTAATTTAATATCGCACTCTACTATTATTTTTCTATGAGATTTTTCAGAAAATCCAGTAACATCATTTAAAAACATTATTTCTCCAACATTATTTAATTTGTAGGAATATTTCTCCTATCTATACATTAATTATATATAGAAGAAATAATAATGTCAAGATTAAAAAGTTGATGCAGCAAGTCTTTTCCAAATTTCTGTTGCTCCATTATAATTAGCAATACATATATAAATGTAAGTAGCATCATACGCAATCATCCCAGCCGTATCACCAACTGCTCCTAGGCTTGATACTGGAGTATATGCTTTAGCAACAGCACTATTATCTTTAACAGATAATAACCAATTAATTCCATCAATACTTCCCAAAGTAAGTTCATATGGAATATTAACAGAGGATAAAGTAAATATATTTGTAACTGAATTATAACCAGCAACATTATTAGCAAAAATATTTCCTGATACTGACAAATTATTTAAACTAATAAATTGCGGAGCAGATGTTGTTGACGCGCCAATAACTATTTCTGAATATCCAAGATTTGGAAAATTTACAGGATTAACAACAATAGTAGTTCCAGATCCTTCAATATCAACATTATGATAGTAACCTTGAGTAAAATCAAATGCTATCGTTCCTGATGTTGATATTGTGCCATGATTTAATACTCCATAGCCAAAATCTGTTATACCAACATTATTAATTGGAGAACCTGCAAAATTATTAATATTTGAATTTGAACCATATGTTAAAGGGGCTGATACAATTACTTTATTAAGTAAATCATTAATTTCATTTTCAGTTTCAATAAAATTATTTTGAATTCCAAGAAAATTTGATCTAAATCCTTGCGTTGATTGGTTAACCCCAGCCACAGGATAGGCAGAGTCGATATTATATGGATTTATTTGACTTGACATAGTTAACTCCTCAAACACTAATGATACTTTGATTTACAAAAGTTGAATTTTTAAATTTTAAATAAATGCTATTTTCATCTGGATATAAAAAGTTATTTTCATTAATATATCCATAGTTCCAAATATATCTATCTGTTTCTGCTTTAATTGTATTTAAAGCTGGACCAGTTGAATTATAATATTTCTGAAGATAGAATAAGATTCGTTTTCCACAACCAGGATTAACATAAACTAAAGGTATTGCTGGTATAAACCCAATTACATTATTATCTGGCTGCACATCTCTCATCCATGTTGGGAGAAAGTTATTATCTACTGCTCCCAATGTTTCTGCAATTTGATTCATCATATTGGGAAGAGTTGCTGGATATAATTCCAATTGATTATTATTACTAACCTTATATATATAAGAATCAGCCATATATAAATTAGAATCAACTGTTATTTCTGGTGCAAAAATAGCTGGATATATATTTCCTTGATATGTAGCTCCATTAATATCTGTAAATTCATCAATTGGTTGTATATAAATTACTTCATAATTATCTGTTGTACTTCGAGCCCACTTTAAATTATTCAATAAGAATGTTTTATTATGATGATATTTGGCAATAGTGACGATAACATTTTCTGGTAATACTGGAGGGATTCCATATGCTATTAACATTCTCATGGTTTGTTGTTTCCCAAAATAAAAATCACCGTCTCTATAAATATCTAAATTTGAAATTATTGATTGATTACTAATTGGACTAAACAAAGTATTATAATCGTTATCAGATAATAAAAATTCCAATGATAAATTGGTCTGCGGGACAATTGATTCTGAGTTATTTACTATGAGAGAAAAATTCTGAGTTGATTGTACTAATGTCTGAAAATCTTCTATAACTACATTTCCTGGCCCTGGAATATCTGGTTCAGTATAATTAATTTCTTTATTTGTCCCAATTGATGCTGTAACAGCAAAATTATATATGTTTGATGATGAATATGCATTTGCTAATCCAACAATCAAACCATTAGATAAAAATTCAAGTCCAAGCGGCAATGTTCCATTTGATAAATTATAGCTAATGGGATTGGTTGGTTTAATAACTGTTGATCCATTTATTGTTACTTCTGGGATTTCTTGATAATTGTTGCCAGTTAAAGTTACAATTGCTTTTGATATTGAATTATTAAAAATAATAGCATTTGCTTGCGCTTGAACTGTTTCGCCAGTATAACTAAATCCAATGGTGGCAGAATCACAAAATCTTCCGCTATTAATAATGTTTATATTATCTACACCAAAATCTAAATTAAATAATGCATTGTATCCATTTGAATTTTCCCACGCAATATTATTCAATATTGGGAGTTCTGTATATTCTTGCACTCCTGATTTAATAATAATATTTGTTATCACACCAGAATTTACCCCGCTAATTATAATGTTAGCTGGATAAGTAAATTTTCCTCCTGGTATATTTAAATATTCTCCAATACTAAAATTATTCCCTCCATTCACTATTTCTGCGCCGACTAATTTCAAAGTCGCAGAGGCAGTTGGATTTATTGTTGGTGGGATTATAAACGGATCTATAATTTCTGCATTAATTCGTAATGTGCTAGGAATTCCAGCAGTAATATTACTTAATTGTGTTTGTGTTTTCCATTGAATGCTTTTTTCTAATGGCGATTGAATTGTAAAAGTAACAGGCATTATTGTTTGATATGGATTTATATTTGGACCAGATAATGGTTCAGTTATTGATTTGTACGCCCTAATATCAAAAGTATATGGCAAAACTAAATCGTCATTCAAATTAATATATCCTGTTAGCCATCCAGTATTGGAATTTAAACTGACATTTCCAGGAATAGCATTTCCATTGATAAGTTGATATTTTACCAAATCATTTTCAAAATCTTCAGTGATAAATTGATAGTAAATAGAATCACCACAAATATTGCCCAAATTAATATTCGCTGAATTTGGATTTTGATAAAAGTTAGCATCGATGAAAATTGGCGCATGATAAACTGGCCTCAACACGTTTGCGTTGGAATTAGCATATAAATCAGCCCGCATAACGGTCATTGAATAATTAGATGTTATATTGGCATCATAACCAACCATAAAAGAAAATGATTTGGTGTTTGCGCTATTGTAACCATTAGCAGTAGGTGTAGTATAAAGATTATTTGGATTTATGTAACCAGAAATCATACCAATAGAATCTATTGATAAATTGCCAGGCAATACTCCTGAAATTATGGAAATATTGCCATTAAATAGAGAAATAGGAGCAACATTAGCAAACATCCAAAATCCATCTGGAAAAATTCCAAGATTACTATTTGGAAATATGTTCCCTGTTTCATCATCATTAACTATTAATGAAAAAGTCCTGTCATCAATGCCAACATTACTTATTGCTCTAATAGTAAACGAATATTCTTTTGAATTTTCATTTGTTGGAACTATTCCGTATATAGATGGATATGGAAGAGTTTGATTATTTCCTGGTGCTGATAATGTCAACCCATTAGGTAATTCTCCAGAAATAACAGAATATTTTATTAATGGATATGTTGTTTGATATTGCAACGAAATATTTGCTAACTCTCCTCTATCTAAGTTAGCCAATAAACCAGAAGATGTTATCCATGAAGACATTTTAATTACCGCTAGTTACTAATGGAGTTGTTCCATAAAATATATTTGAAATATTTGCATATAAAAATTTTTGAGTGCTATATGTGTTGGGAGAAGTATTAACATTTCCGATTGAAATATTTCCTGCTCCTGCAAAATTATTTGGCCAAGACCAGCTAAAATTTCCTGTAACCCCTTGTTCAATTAAAAAAGTATATTCTATTCCATCAACACCATTAATTGCAATACTTGATGATACATTACTAGTTAATGTAATAAATTGTTTATTACTAATAGAAAGATCAATTACAGGATGAGCATTAGCCATTGTATAATTTATTGGCTGGATACTTGAAAATGTTCCCCAAAATGTAGCTCCATTTCCATAAGAAATCAAACCTTGATCAAGTGTGCCGACTCCACTAGGAAATGAAAAAGCTACATTTGCTAAATTGCCATTGCCTGATACATTAGCAAAATTAGCATTAATTTTTTGAAATGCTGTGCGTAAATTATCGCCAGTTCCATCATTAGCAAATTCACCAACAGCTATAGGTATATATCCAGACATGTAGAAGTTCCTCTAATATATTTATGCAAAAAGCAATGGCTGCATTATGCAGCCATTGCTTTTATAAGAATAATTTTTCTGCTAATAGTCTTTTAGTTTCTTTCCAAGCTGTTTTCCACGACTGACCGATTTATTGCATTAATAAGTATTCAAGGTCTGCTTGAATACCTTCCCATGCATCTTTCCACTCCCAATATGGACTGTATCCAACTCCGAATTTATAAGAGTCATCAGCCAATCCAATAACTGATACTACTCCAGGTTTTATTATAGTGCATTTGGCGCTGGGATATACTGCTAGAACTTTTTCTCGGTAATTCATAGTTAGAAACGATAAACTATTCTTGCCTTCTCAAGAGAATATGGAGACAATTCTAACTGAACATTATCTCCTGGTTCAATTCTAATATTATTTTTTCGTAATCGACCACCAAGATAAGCAAGGACAATCTGCCCTCCTGGAATTTCAACTTCCCAAATTGTATTTGGTAATGCTTTTACTACTTTTCCTTTAATACTAACTTGATCTGCTTGTGCCATATTCTCCTTTCTTATTTTACTTATTTAGTTTATTTATTAATTGATTATTTACAACTTTTTTTGCCCAAATCCAAGCTGTTTTCTCATTTACAAAACTAACCGCTAAAATATTTCTACAATTATAAATCTCATATCTAAGTGATACATTTTTATTTTTTACAATTCTCATTTTGGCTTCTGGGATTACAGACAAAACAAATTGTTTGTCTATTGAATCGAAAACTTCTTTTTTCATGGTTCAAATTTCTCCTAAAAATTTTCTACATTTCAAAAGACCAGCTCCAAAGTATATACGTCTCTTGCAAAGTACTCCTAAATATATTGTTTTACAAACTGTTCGCCGGTCATGATAACAATTTTATAACTACTTTCGCTTCTGTCATTGAATTAAAAATACCAACTAATGTGTCAGATCGATTCCAAGACGATTCATAAACTTTAACTTTTAACCACAAAAATCCACAACGATAATAATTATATTTTCGAGTCATTGTGTATCTAAATAATTCTGCATCGTGTGTTGTTTTAATTATGATTCCAACTTTCTCATCAACTCTTCTTCGATGTGTTGTCTCGACCACATCCATGCATAATACTCAGCTTCAATTCCAGAATTATCCCACTTGGTTTTATTCAAAATTTCTTGCACGTCATCATTTCCAGTTGCGTAAATAGCACCATCACAAAATTCTGCGTTTGGATAAATCGATTGCACGAATTGCTTATGATTTTCCATTGCTGGAATCATCCAAGTTTTCATAAATGATTTATCCAAACGCATAGTTATTTTACCGACCTAAGCAAAATACTATCTTTGTTTAAGCATTCTTTCAAACGAGTTGCCACCGCACGAATATCATTGAACCACTTGATAACGCCTGGCTTTCCATAATTATTGAATTGTTTCAGTTGCTCTGCTGGCTTACGCAAAGTTTTTTGAACACTTTTCACTGTATCGAGATTAAGAATTCGCGTTCCTTTTACATCAAGAGTTGAATTGGACAATGCAACATAATGTCCCAACTTCTTTGTGCGAGTATTATATGTCCAAATTTCAGAACTCTTCAAAATCTGAGTTGGATCAAAACTTTCCAACTTCAACCCAGCGAAAGTCTTAGTAAACTTCAACTTACCAACAACTTTAGCAGGAGCAATAATCTTCTTTTTTCGTGCTTTGCGTGTACTTTTCTTGAGTTGCCCAAAGCTATTAAAATCATTGATAGCTTGTTCCCACCATGCGATAGCAGCTTTTATTTCTCGCTTTCCCAAATGAGAATACGCTTCAGAAATTTGTTCATCTTTTCCAGTTTGAGCCAATTGATATTCGCTCAAGTAACGAGTTGCATAATCAATCAAGTCTTTCATTCGATTGCTGGGAGCAGATGTTTCTGGTTTTGCAAGAATCGCCATTACTGGGCGTGAAGAAATTGGTGTTCGATAATCAGCAACAATAAACTGATCAAATGCAGCATCGATCTCTCCCTTTACCACTTTCAATTTTGCTGAAATGTATTCTTGAATGTTTGGCTTTGTATTTTTTGCGTCAGAAGATTCCACTGATACTTTTTGATTGTCTAAGCATTCACGCAGCGCCTTGACAATTCGCCTGCGCTCTGCAAAACGCAAAACTAATCCCATTCTCGCCATGCGAATCAAACAAGCTGATGTATGCGCGATTGGCAAAGTGCTATTTTTAATCCCCACAATTAGATCAGGAAAATGACCGCTTGCGCTGAGAGCAGACAATGCTAAATCATTGATATTCTTATCTTCTTGCAAAGAATTTGAATACCAATTAAATGCAATTAACATATGATTTTCATAATCATTTTTGCTCCACAACTTTTGCTCTTCAACAGAAGGATAAAGATGTTCCTCTTCGCCAATAAACTTGGCGCCGTCTGCTTTGAACTTGAGAGTCTGTGTGGTTTTTACAAACTTTGGTAGAAATGACCGAGTTGCTCGTTTTGCAACATTTTGTGATTGAGTCGTCATATAAAGATGATAGTCTATACTGGTTTAAATGTCAAGATAAAAATATATAATGATTTGTATTAGGATTTTTGTATTTTCAAGTGACTCATTCTAAATGGCCAAAATTGGCCAAATTGCCCTATAAACCGCTCTAAGCCCTTTGGTTATGTCCAAGTGCCAAAAATCAAAAATCTCTGTATAGCGAATTTAAGTGCTTTGTTTTGTAGTAGTTACAAATTGTTGATTGCAAAGCACTTATTTTCTTATTGACAAATAAATTTATTTAGGATATTCTTTATATATGGATGAAAAAGCACAACTGGCTGCTGTTCAAGAAGATGGTTATGCAATTCAATACATCAGCAAGCCAAGCGAAGCTGTGCAACTGGCTGCTGTTCAACAAGATGGTTGTGCAATTAAATACATCGACAAACCAAGCGAAGCTGTGCAAATGGCTGCTGTTCGACAAGATGGTCGTGCAATTTACTACATCGACAAGCCAAGCGAAGCTGTGCAACTGGTTGCTGTTCAACAAAATGGTTGTGCAATTGAATACATCAGAAATCCAAGCGAAGCTGTGCAACTGGCTGCTGTTCAACAAAATGGTTATGCAATTCAATACATCGACAAGCCAAGCGAAGCTGTGCAA